AAGCAGAAGAGCCTGTGCTGTAAATACTAGGATCAGACAAACTAGACGCTATTTGCTGTGCCGTTGTAGGAGGAGCATAGCCAACAACAGGATCAGTATTAAAACTACCTGTATTAGCAGGCCCGAAAGGATTTACATCAGGCGTGTAGTTTCCAAACATGTCAATAGCCATTAGTACGACCCTCCAGTAATTGTGTCAGCCGTCAGTGTGCCTGTCACGTTTACGGTAGCGGCTGTTACAGTACCAGTAAATGTAGGAGCAGCGGTGTCAGCCTTACTGTTTACCGCTGTAGCTATGTTAGTGTATTCTGCGTCAATCTCTGTACCACGTACAATCTTATTGGCGTTACCAGAGGGTAGAGAATCCTTAGCCGCAAAGTTAGTGGTCTTTGTATAGTTGGACATTTAGATAAGTCTCCCTAGTAAAGCGTGTATGTCAATCTTTTGAATGGAAAAAGCTACGTTGTCTATCTGTGCTTCAATACCAATAGTAACAATAGAACCACTACCACCAGTATTAACAGAAGGTGTATTAACCAAAGCGTCTACACCACCTGAGTATTCTGCTATCGCATACTCTGAAACACCGTACTGAGCAACAGAGTTGGAAGAAGAAAAAGTAAAGGCTTGCTTGTTGTAAACATCTGTGTAGTCGTAACCCCAGTTAAGCGTTATGTCAGTGCCGTGTGCGCCTACAATAGTCAAGTTAAACTTCTTTAAGAACTTGAGATTAGAAGCGTTACCAAAGTCTGTAGGATTACTAAAGTAACGTAACTGATAGGTTGCTGTGCCATCTAGGTAGCCTGAGTACTTAACAATGCCTGTAGACTTACCTATGTAGATGGTCTTGTCTTCTAAACGTGCAAAGGACAGAGGGTCTAGTCCTGTCCATGTAGTAGCCCTGTGCGCCCCAGATTGATCTATAGGGCCACGCATGTCAAAGCAATACACAGTATTAGTAGAGGGCAAAGAAAGCAGGTAGAAAGCTTCATCTGCGCTGTAAACAGTCTTGATAGGCAATGTCTCTAAGTTCACCTTTTCCATCAGATCGTTACGGACATTCTTGCTGATGTCACGCATAGGCAAAGACTTTTCTTGTATCACTCTGCCAAAGCTACGTAGTCCTGAGTCTGACAAGAACAGTACGTCAGTTCCTGTGTGCTGTATAGAGTCACGAGCTACACAACCTACGCCCTCAATAGTGTCTGCAAGTACCAACGTATTAGCAGGATCAGAAGTGCCTTGATAAACAATAATAGACTTCTTACCAAAGATGATTAGGAAGTCATTGTGTTCTGTTAAAGCTACTACCTCATCAGTACCTGTAGGCCACACAAGAGTTACGTCAATATTACCTGACGCACCGCCCTGAAACTTATTACCTAGCAAAGTATCTGACCAGTAGACAGTGTGCTTGTTGCCTGTTAAGTCTGCTACCCAAAGTCTACCAGAGGCTGCTAATACTTCATTGCCTGAAGGAGCTGCGTGTGAGCCGTCTACTGACAAAGCTAATGTAGTAGAGCCAGCAGTAGATACCAGAGGAGCATGACCACGTTGGTAGAAGTGTACGTTGTTGTTAAACGTAACAATCTTCCAGTTGTTAGCTGTTATGTTGTAACCGCTAGGTAGCGTTACTTCAGCAAGAGTAGTAGTGCCAGTAAATATCTTGTTGTTTCCTACAGAGAATACAGTCTTTGTACCATCTCTAGCAACAAACTCGTGTATACCTTCTATACCACGGCTGCTGCCTAACACAGAAGAGCCGTTAGTAGTAACCTCTTGCCAACCCTTACGCGCTCCTATACGACCTAGCTTGTCAATGACGCAGTTGTCAGCAACAGCAGCAAACGATGGGTCTACGCCTATTGGTGAGTCCTGAGTATTGAGTCCAGCAAATCCTGGAGCTGCAATAGTAATGTTCTGTAGCTGTTGAGCCATTATGAGTACCAGATAGTTTCTTCAGGATGTAATGCAGCGTCCATTGCTATAGCGTCTGCCATTGAAGCATCAGCTAGTGCAAACAGTTCCGCTGCGCTAGTACCGCCAGTCTCTCCTCTTTCTCTTGCTGCTAACGCTGTAGCCAGACGTATGACAGGATTGTAAGGTACGTTCAATGGGTCTGTGTCGTTGGTAAAGTCTGTAGTACGTAACACCACATTAAAGCGTAGTGTATACTCAGCGTCAGGTATAGGATATAGATCAACACCGTTAATACCGTTAATACTGTAGAACTGAGTAGTGCCTTTGGGAACACTGGTAAAGTCTAGGAAAGCGTTGTCAAACCACTGAGATGCTTTGTACTGCAAGAAGCAGTTTTGTGTGTCGTTGGTAGCATCTAGTATCTTAATAGTGTTGTCAGCGCCTGTAAGTACGTAGTTAAACACGTTAGCCTGTGTATCTACTGTCAGTGTGTTACGTAGTCCTGTCCAGTCCCAAGCGTTCTCTACTGTACGTTTAGCGTCATTAACATACTCACCTATTAGCTTGGAGTAGCTGTTCTCGCCTACGGTAGAGACTTCGTTTTCACGCAGCCTGACTAGCACCTTGTTTACCAGTTGTAAGTATGTCATTAGAGTGAAACTCCTTGTTTTTGGAATAACTCTTGTAAAAGATCTTCTTGTGTTAGTTGTTGTGGTATATTAATTTCTAAACCGTTGTCATAAGTAAATTCAGACAAAGGAGACTGTATGTCTTCATAAACATAAGGCATTGTTTGTACGTCTCCAAACTCTAGCGTACTAAAAGGTACTAGCTCTTGGGTGTCTTCTACCTTTGTTTTAAATTTAAACAACTCGTTAGCAAACAACGAGTCAGTAGTTCTAGTAGAGGACACAGGAACAGCGCCAGAGGCTGTAGCCATCATTCCGGGCATTGTTAAATCTATACTAGGTAAATCTATACTAGGTAAATCTATACTAGGTAAATCATCTACCCAGTTATCTAAAGGATTAACTACTGTACGTACAACATCTTCTACAGTACTTCCTACTGCTCTTGTTATATCTTCTACAGTACTTCCTACAGGTCTTAAAGAATCTTCAATACCTGTAAGGTCTGTATCTTTTACTTGTTCCCATGTAGCGTCATCTACAAGGCTACCTACAACCCTAGCTCCGTCTTCTATTTTGCTTCCTGCTGCGCGTACAGCATCTTCTAAAACACCAAGACTAATACCTAAGTCTGGAAAATCAATATCTACTCCTTCAAAGTCAGGTAAAGAAAAACTTCCTAATGTACCCCCTTCTTTAATATACTCAGCAAAACCACTTAAAAGAGCGTCTTTAGCTGAGGCTCCTTGAGCCACTTTATCAATAGCTTTAGTAACACCAGCTTGAAAATCATCAACCTGTATTCCTTTGCTTTCTAGCAATTCAGGAGTAATGCCTACTTTATCTAATGCTCCCCCAACTACTTGAGGGCCAAAATAACTAATCACAGCTCCTTCAGCGTCTCCCGTAGCAGCGGCTCTCATTAAGCCTGTAGTCTGTGCGTAGCTAAGACCTCCTAAACCTTTACCTGCTAAGGCTGCGGTCTCTGCTGCTTTACCTGCTGCAATAGCGTCATCAAAAGATGCACCGCTATCCATAGCTGCTTGTCTGGCTGTCTCTCCTGCACTCTTAGCTCCGGCAGCGCCTTGTGGTGGCTTAAGCATTCCTGTAGCTTTAAGACCGTCTAACCCTGCACTTAAGATGTCAGTAGCTGTTAGCTTTTCACCAGCAGCGGCTTTTAAACCTGTAAGCCATACTTGACCACCCGGAACCATACTAGCGGCTAAACCAACTATAGGGTTATTAAGAGGACTTACAGTAGGAACCCACTTAGCTGTGTATGTACCTACAGGGCCAGAGGCTTCCCATCTACCTTCACTGCCAAAGTTTTCACCAGACACGCGATCAATAGAACTAGCAGTACCTGTGTTTAAATATAATTTATTACCTTGTTCGTCTTCAATAAACGAAGGCATGTTGTTTTTCTTTACATAGTCTACAAGGTGATCGTCTGTTTCTTCTTTAAAAAACTCTTGTACTTGACGAGGGTCTTGACGTAGCTTATTAACATCCTTACCTTTAATATTACTAAAGTCACCTGACTCACTAGCCATGTCAGCCAAAGCACGGCTCTGGCCTTGCTGCTGATTAAAAAAGTTACCTAAACCTTGTAACGCTTCTTCTTGGCTTTCTAATTTAGGCGCTGTGGCTAAAGTAGGAGCTACTAGTTTTTCAATTTCTTGAGGATCGTCTTCAGCCATTAAAGCAGGAGCAAAAGGAGAAGCAGCATCAAAAGGAGAAGCAAGAGGGTTTATGTTTTTATTTCCAAAGTCAGTTACTACAGTCATTATCGTTCTCTCTGTACGCCTTTAGACTTTTCTACTGTTCGCATAGCGCCTAGCCCTAACATACCCATAAGTACAGTAGTGAGTAGGGAGCTGTCAACAGGGGGAACAGTAAACCATATACCTAAGATGGGTGATAAGATAGTAGAATAGACGAGAGCAAAGCAACATGACCAACCGACTGCTGGTCTCCAGCCTGCTACAAATAGATTCTTGTGTGCCGCCTCTACCTTGTTGACCTCTAGCTGACCCTTCGCCAACTCTTGTGCATGGCGCTCTGCCATTGTACTAATCTCATGGGCTAAGGCATTCTTAGTATCTTTATCTTCAATAAATTTATCTAACAAACCAGTAACTGGGCTAATTAAACTATTTAAAATACTCATATATTATACACTATTTTTAGTCAAAAGTCAAGTTATTCTTTGTTACGTAGTTTCTGTATAGTGTCAGTTTCCCAGATGCGGATACCTAACCAAACAATAGTAAACAAAGAAGCAACAGGCGGTAGCCATGCAGCCATTGTCATAAGAGCTGTAGAAGCTGCTGCTACGTCTATAACGTCTTTACCAGTATCAAGAACCATAGGACAAACCTGCTGCAATAGCTGCGTTAAGTGGAGCCATGTCTTCAGTTGTCCAAAAGTCTTTACCTACCATTAACTGTAAATGTTGTACGTTACGCTCTACACAATTAGCAGGTTCATAGTAACCAGAGTCATCAGCAACAATAGCGTTGATCAGGTCTACACTTTGTAAACACCACAGGTACTGTTGTGCTGGGGATGCGTCATACTGGCTCATTAGTTATTCTCCAGTTCTGTTACACGAGCAGATAGTTCTTGTATAGCTTTAACAAGAATAGGAATAAGATTACCTACTGTAGCCTCTAGCCTGTCAGGATTAGATTCATATACTAAGTTTAGTTTGTCTTTGTCAACGCCAGCGGCCTCAAGAAGCTCTTGTGCAATAAAGCCTTGCTCTACCTTACCGTCTTTAGGACTGCCTTCACGAGTAGCCCATGTAAACTGACGAGGCTGTAGGGTGTTAATAAAGTCTACACCGTAAGGAGTGTTAGCTATGTTTGTCTTATCTCTAGCGTCTGACAGTGCAGATATGCTTTGTACATTACAGCGTAAGGCAGTAATAGAAGAACTACCTAGTGTTACTTCATGGCTAACAGTTGCTGAAGAGGCATTAGATTGATTACCTATATTAACATTACCCTGGCCTGTTGTAATGTTTGACCCCGCTGAGTCACCTACAAAAGTATTGCTAACGCCTGTCGTAAGTGCGTTTCCAGCAATATAACCAACGCCCGTATTAAAGTTAGCAGTAGCTTTGTTAAGAGCTGACTTGCCTATTGCTGTGTTTCCTGCACCTGTCACGTTTAATAATAACGAATCGTTACCTATAGAAGTATTACTAGCGGATGATGTGACAGCAGGAGCAGCGTCAGCACCAATAAAAGTATTACCTGTTCCTGATGTTAAACCAGCTCCAGCGTTAGCGCCTAGTGTTACATTGTCAGTAGCTGTAGGGTTGTTGGAAGCTAAGTCTGCACCTAAAGCTACAATAGCGTTGCTTGAGTTCTTGGTGTATAGCTTTCTATCTGTGACGTTTACCGCCAGCTCACCCTGCACTAAGTCACTAGCAGAAGGAGCGTCTCCTCCGGTGCTAGAGTTCTTTGTTATAATCTTAGTCATTACTGACCTCCGTTAATAAATATGTATAATGCAATGCCTACAGTAATCAGTAAAGCTGTGCCTAAGATTGTCTTGACTGCTTCAGATACTTTAGTTTGTTTACGTAACTTAGCTAATCTTTCTTTCTCTAGCTTGTGTTTGTGCTCCATCAGAGACTTGTGTTGTATGTTTAACATGTCACGCCACACATCTCTAGGGGTTATTTTCTTTAGTTCCTTCTCACGCTCTCTAATGGCGTTCTTAGCCCATGCAAGCTCTAAGGCTTCCTCCTGTGTCAGTACGTGATCACCCTGCTTAGAAGCCTCCTCAATCGTTTCTACGGCTACCTTGCTTTCCGTAAGACTTGTAAAAATACCAGCTAAGTCTGACAGGTGTGAGCCAGACTCCTTCACAGTCTTAATGCCTGCGTTAAGAGTCTTGAGTACACCTACTACTGCTGAGATTTCTGCAATCATATTAGCTGCCTAAAGTTGGGCGAGTGTTTGGAAAGTCAGAAGTAGCAGGCCAGTCACGCAAAGCAGTTCTGTAGGTTAGGATGTTGTCGCGGTTAGGCCAGTCTGGAGTTTGGGCTGCTTGGTCTGTAGATGACAGTTCGCCATTGCGCCATTCACGCGCCTCTTCTTCTGCTGAAGGTTCTGCGGGTGTTGGCTGAACATCTAGTTCGTAGCGCTCAAAGTTAGCTTCAACAAACTCAGCACTTGAGTTAATCGTGTTAAGTACGTTTCCATCAACATCTAAAATATTGTATCTCATATTATTCTCCTCACGCTGGTAGGTACTGGATGATTACGCAACCACTACCGCCATCACCACCAACAGCATTGTTGGAACTACCAGACATTCGACATCCGCCACCTCCACCACCAATACCGCCATCGCCACCTTTCTGCCAAACATCCGTGTTGCCTGAACGATCTTTGAAAACCGCGCCACCCGATAGAGGGCCAGCGTCCATCTCGACATACTGAGGTTTATCAGAACCATTGGAGCTTGAACCTCGTTGCGTGACTTTTCCAGCCTTACCGCCAACAAGGTATCCGTAACCACTTAAACTTTCAAAGCCTTCAGCTTGTGCATCACTTTCTCCGCCTCTCTTGAAGCCACTAAAGGTAGAGTTGCCTGTCCCGTAAATACCTACAGCACCACCGCCACCTTCGTTTGCACCGTTCCCTGCGCCACCCGTATTATTTACATCGCCATTAGACGCTGTTCCGCCTGCTCCGTCACTACCTGTGCCACCCGTAGCTCCGTTAGCTGTTAAAGTAGCAGATAAACCTGTGCCTGCAACAGTTGAGTTACCGCCATTAGTGCCGTTGCCACCATTACCCCCTAACCCTTTGGCACCCACCACAACCGTAAATGATCCAGACGTTGTAACGGCTAAAGAGTTTTTCTTGCAATAACCGCCTGCACCCCCAGAGTAGGGCGTACCAGTAACACCTGCACCGCCACCACCAGCGCCAATAACGTGGATACAAATGTTTCCATCAACAGGTGGAACCCAAGTCTGTGAAGTTGTTAGCACTATGTTTACTGGTAGACCACCACCACCGCCACCTGAACTAATAAAATCTGTAAAGTTACTCATGCCATTACCCATCCGCGTGTCGCGTCTGCAAATATAAATTGAATTGAAAGATACTCTTTGTCCAGTGTCATATCAGTCCCGCTAGACATAATGTTGCTGCCGTTGCGTCCTACTACGGTATTAGTGAAGTTGCCAACAGTAATAAGCACCCGCTGACCAGCAGAAGGTGACGCAGGTAGTGTTATAGTCTGCCCAGCCGCGCTAACGTAGACATGCGTATTGACTGTAGCTGTCAAAGAGGACGCTGTAGCTACTGTGGTGATGCCTACGGCTACTATATCTCCTGTCTGTAGCGCAGAAGCAGCTAAAGTGCCTTGTGCCGCTGTAGCGTAAGCACTAGAAGCTGTAGTAGCCGCTGTTCCTAACCCTAAATTAGTTCTAGCTGTCGATACATTATTTAAATCAGATAGGTTGTTAGTAGCTATTAAAGCTCCTGACAAAGAAGCATAAGCGTCTAACCAAGCAGAACCACTCCACACCTTCATTTGATTTGATGTCGAGTTAAAGTACAATGCTCCAGTAATTAAAGCATCGCCATCGTTATCTGTAGAGGGATTAGAAGACTTAGCGCCTAAATATCTATCGTCAAAATTGTCGTAAGAAGCAGCAGCGTTAGTAGCTGAAGTAGCGGCTGCTGTGGCTGACGTTGCCGCACCAGTAGCAGATGTTGCTGCATTGGTAGCAGATGTAGATGCACCTCCAGCACTAGTTGAGGCTTCTGCGGCCTTAGTTGTAGCTGTGGTAGCACTAGAGGCTGCGTTGGTAGCTGATGTAGATGCTTCTGAGGCTTTAGTAGTAGCTGTGGTAGCAGAACTTGCGGCTGCTGTTGCGGAGGAAGCTGCGGCAGTTGCTGAAGTTCCTGCTGAAGTAGCAGATGTAGCTGCGGCAGTAGCACTAGAGGCTGCGTTTGTAGCTGATGTAGATGCACCGCTTGCTGATGATGCAGAAGCAGTGGCTGAGTTGGCTGCGTTAGTAGCATTTGTAGCTACAGCAGACTCTGAATTAGATGCGTTGGTTGCTGAAGTCGCAGCTTCGCTTGCTTTAGTTGTTGCAGTAGAAGCACTCGTAGACGCGCTAGTTGCGCTTGTAGCGGCTTCTGCGGCCTTAGTTGTAGCTGTGGTAGCACTAGAGGCTGCATTTGTTTCAGCAGTCTCTGCGTTAGTCTCAGCAGTCTCTGCGTTGGTCTCTGCTGTTTCGGCAGCAGTCTTAGCTGTCGTTGCGGATGTTGCGGATGTAGCTGCTCCTGTCGCGCTTGCGGCTGCGGCAGTAGCTGAGTTCTGTGCGGCTGTAGCATAACCCGCTACACCTGTTGCACTTGAGGCAGCAGCGGTTGCTGAGTTAGCTGCGGCTGTTTCTGAGCTTGCTGCGTTACCTGCACTTGTGGCTGCTTCACTTGCTTTGTTAGTAGCTATGACAGCTTGCGCGGTTACTGCGGTTAGTGTGGCATCTGTGTTGGAATCACCAGCACCACCGTCTCCTCTAAAAATTGCCATGAATAGCTCCTAAGAAAACAAGAAAGAAAGGGGGACTCCGAAGAATCCCCCAGTTGTACTAAGCCTTACTTAACGGCTAGTACGAATCCTGCTTCTGGACGCATTACTTGACAACCGTAAAGCGTATCAGCAGTGTAAAGAGTTCCCAAGAACTCCTGCTTGTACTGAGTCTGTGAACGTACTGCTTGCTGCTCCGCAAGAACATTAGTGTCCTTGTGAATCATCTGTGCGCCACGGATGGAAGCACCACCAGTAGTGTCAATAACAGGAACGTTGCTAGAAACATATACATCAACACCGTACAAGTTACCAATCTTACCAGTCTCTACAGTTTTGCCATTAACAAAATCAGTAGAAGTATAACGCTCAATACCCATGATAGCGTTACGCAGTGAAGGTGGTACAACGAAGCTACGTCCGTCCATAGGTACGTCTGCGTCATCCATCTTCTGAATAAGCTCACGGAAAGATACGTCTGTAAATGCACCAATGTCAGCAGCACCGTCAGCGTCAAACGCTTCAAGAGTACCTGCGGTAGCACCAGTAGCAACGATCTGGAAAGCTGCATTGTGAACCCAAGATGAACCGTCACCGTTACCAAAAGACTTACCCAGAGTAAAGAGATCGTTATCTACCTGCTTGGCAAGACCGTAGCCTGCGTCACCAGTGTAGAACTGACGTAGTGAGGCCAAAGCCTGTACTTCAGTGATGTCTTCAATCAAGCGAGAGAATTCAAAGTGCTTGTTAATGTTAATCAAAACTTCTGACTCAACAGAGTTCTGGATAGTTACTGCGGTTTCTGCAACCTTAGCGTGAGCTGAACCACGAGTAGGCTTAGGAACGTGAATGGTATCACCTTTCTTGCCAGTCATGCTCATTTTCTTTACTAGGTTAGCGAGAACCAAGTTAGTTTGGTAAGCAGCGATTACCTCGTCACTCCAGATTTCTGGAATAAATTTAGCAGCAGATGTGTTGTCTACTGCTCCGCCCATTGCGGGATATACTGATGTAGCCATAATACAAGTCCTATAATAAGATAATTAACGGACTCTCCCATCGTTATATGCTTGTGTGATCTCGTCACTCAAAGACAAATATCGTTCAGGATCGTCCTTCATAAGTTTAATAATGTCTGAACGTCTATAGACTTTACGCGAACTAGTTTCGCCAGAACCCTTTGCGTTACCAGTTGAAGCCTTCTTAACAGCTTCTTTACGTTGCGTTTTCTCTGCGGCTACTGCATTACCCATTGCCTGTTGACGCTCTTTCCAGATAGTGAAAAGCTCATCAGCAGCCTCATAGTCATACTGAGTATCTGCCTGTGCAAAAAGCTGAGTGCGAATCTTAGAGCCTTTAATCCATTCTACAAACTTAGAGTCTCCTAGAATATCCTTCATATCAGGATGCTTCTGGTTGAGTTGTCCCATAGCTGTAGTTTGTTTGTACTGCTGTGTCTGTGCTTCAGCAGCTTTGATTGAAGGATGATTAGCGATTGCTCTCTCGACTGCCTTGTCGGGATCAGAGAAAAAGTCTACTTCTTCTTCAGGTTCTTTCTTTGGTTCTGTGTCGAGTTGTGTCTGTATGTAGCTGTCTACTACTGACCGAAGTTCTCCTACCTCACTGCTTTGACGGCCCAATAGCTTTTCAGCTTCTTGGTGCATTCGTACAATCTCTGCGGTAGACTTACCCTGATACTTCTCAGGGATGTCATCTTCTTGTTGAGGGGTTGCCTCTACAGGTTCCTCAGTGATCTGACTTACTTCTTCTTCAGTTTCAACGTCTTCTGGACGCTCGTCAATTAATGTTGCCATTATAAAACTCCGTGATTTCTCATTATGGAGGTGTATTATGTAAGGATTCGGTTAGGAGTTAGCCTTACGCTCTTGTTGTAACTTCTGGTCTCGCGCCTTAGCCCACTTATATGTAGCTCCAGGAAAATCCCCAGAAAGCGGGTCAAGGTGTACACGAGGCGCTGATACAACTTTAGTAGCAAGTTTGCCACAGGTTTTACATTCAACCGTTGTGGTCTCGCTAGATACGAAGTGTTCGTTGATATGACCATCTTCGCAGGTGAAATCAAATAAGATAGCCATTAGTGGACTACCTCATGTTCTTCTTGAGCTGACAGTATAGAGTCTTCTAGGTTAAGGATATTAGCAATGACAGCAAGCTGACCTTTGCGGTAGTATAAGTCCTTATCATCTCTGGTGTACTCTACGGAGTCTACAACCTGAGCATTGTCCTTCATATCTTCTATAAAAGACTTCCAGCCCTTAGTTCTAAACATCTTCTGTAGTTCAAAGTAATACTGTTCTAGCTCTTTATCAGTCATCTGTTTCTCCTATAAGGACAGTGTACCTGATTATTATAACATAAAAGCATAAGAAAGTCAAGCTTTATTTCTTTTTTTATGCAGTCCGTGGCTGGCGTGTTGTTTACCCTTAGCCGTGGCTGTTCTCTTCTTAGCATTAGCAGCCGCTAGTTTCTTCTTACCTGCTGCTGTAGACTTTAACTTACTAATTGTCTTAGAAGGCGCATACACTTCTCCAGTCTTGCCACTAGGTTTACCGGAGGGTGTACGCCACTTCTGCTTTGTCCACTTCTTTAGAGACTTTTGAGATTCCTTAAGTGCCATTACTTATAGCCTCCACCTTTAGCCTTGTACTCCTTGGCTAACATCTGAGCTTTCCTAGCAGACCATTGACCAGCCTTGCCACCTTTAGTTCCTCGCTTAATACTATTAAACAAGTTCTTACGCATAGTAGGCTTAGTATAGTTACCTGCTTTGTTTACTGTAGACTTTTTGGCTGGCATGTTACTTCTTCTTCTTCTTTTTCTTTGCAGCGTCTTTCTTTAAAGCTGCAATAGCTGCTTTAGCTTGCTTATCAGACATTGGCATCTGACGAGCGCGTTTAGCTTTTACTGCTGTCTTCTTCTTAGGGGGTCTACCTACTTTACTACCGTATGTACCTTTACCGTATGGCATAATCTTCTCCTACATTAAAGTGTCGTATAACTGTATTACCGCTTACCTGCTCTAGTTGCTTTTTTAGTTGTTTTCTTATTTTTAAGAGCTTTTGCAATTTTGCTTTCTAGTGTCGGGTATGCGTTTGGAACCCACTTGCCAGTTTTCATATCATAACCATCACCACTAGCTATTCTCTGCGCTAAGGTTTTTGGGCCAGAAGCTTTTTTTGCTTTTTCAGTTATTCTCTTAGAGTTTGCTTTTACTAAGTTTGCAGTTTTTGGTGTTTTCTTTGCAACCATGTTGTTTTCCTTGTGTCTACCATTTAGTTTTATTTGCCCAATATGCCGCAGACATTTTGCCCTTAGCTATGTTCTTACCGTGTCGAGCTTTGAAGCTAGCACGTTTAGCCTTCATACGAGCAGATTCACCCGCCTTGGGTTTACCTGCTGTGCTTGCCCCCTGTTCTCCAAACCTAATCGTCTTAACTTTGTCACCTTCCTTCGCCACAACAACATGGCTTTTCTTCGGATGGTTAGGGGTACGCTTTGGTTTGTTATAACCACTTACTCCTGCCCTAGCTAGTCTTGG